CAGTTCTGATACTGCTCTTCGGCGTCCGAACCGCCCTGATCCGAGATGATCGGCGGGGTGATTACCAGCGTGTTGGCAGCGCCAACCGACACCACGCGGAAGGTCATCGGCTGCCCGGTGTCCCGCTTCGTGATGGCGTGAACGCTGTTGATGCCAGCGATCGTGAAGGCATCGCCCGCAGCGAAGTTGGCGTTGCTTGACACCACGATCGTCTGGAAGCGGTTGTCGTAGTTTGCGGTCTCGCCGGTTGCTGCCGTCGTGGTGGCTTTCGGCACCAGGAAGTTGTTGGCCGCAGCGCGGGTGTCGATCGTGCGGGCGGTGGCAACAGCAGTGGCTGCGATGCGGATCCCGGTGTCCGACTTATAGGCATCAAAGCCGGCAACCATGCCAATGTTGGCACGGTCATAGGCAGTGAGGGTCTTGCCAGCGACAAGGTTAGCGCGGTTGGCAAGATTGCCCGCCATGCCGTTGTAATCGCGGCTGTTGAACACGATGTGGCGATCTTCCATCGGCACGCCGCGCTCGTTCATCAGCGCATCGCACAGCGCCACGTCGTCAAACGTACCGGACGCAGTGGTGCGGGTGACCACCAAGCCGCCATAAACCGCCGCAGTCGTGTAAACCGCAGTGTTGATGTCGCTGGCAAGACGCTGGGCAGACGCTTGACCCAGACGGTTTTCCTGCAGCGCATCGCGCAGTTCCTTGGCGTCGAGGCTGAACGTGTGGTTCTTGGCGTAACCAAGGGTCGATGGCACCGACAGCTGGGTCATGCCCTTCTCGGTGACCGCAGTGCCAATCACGCGGTTCTGGGAGGTGGCGATGTAGGGCATCGGACGCCAGATAACGTCGTTGGTGCGCTCCATCGTCTGATCGCCGGGGCGATACACGTTGACGAGCTTGGACATAACCAGCGCGTCCTGGAAGCCGGCCAGCACGTCCTCGAACGCGACGACCTCTTCCTTGGAAAAACCATTAGCCATAATATAACGTATCCTTAGCTGTTACGAAGCTGCCGCTTGTAAGCCACCAGTCGGGTCATATCGCCCGTCCGCAGTGCCTCGTCGCGCAGCCGTTCAAGGGTTGCATCGCCTGATCCAACAGCGCCCGGCGAAGTGCCGCGCAGTGCCGTCTCAGGCTTGGGTGCCGTTCGCTTGTTCACTTTCACCTCCGCTTCGATACGGGCGGCCTTGAAGGCAAACTGGCTCAGGCTCTTGACCGCCGCCAATTCCTTGGCCTTGGCCGGGTTCTTTCCGAGCGCGTAGATCAGGAGTGCCGCGTTGTCCGCGCCGTCAACCAGGATGGCCCACTGCACTTCGTTGAAGACCTCACGAACAGATTGCTCGGCGTCATCAACATCGCGTGCCGGCAGACTTGCCTTGGCTGTTTCGTATGCATTCAGCTTCGCTTGCCACGCTGTCTGGGCCTCATCCTGCGCTTGGCGCTGCTGGGCCTCTATCTGCTCGTGCTGTCGCTTGGCGTCGTGCCACGAAGTTATGCGGCTCTCGAACTCGTCGGTGTCATAGTCGCAGGATTCGAGTGTTGGCTTGGCCGACAGGCCAACCGATACCGGCTGCTCCTTCTCGGACAATCGCTGCTCAAGTTCCTTGATGCGCTTGACGTTTTCCCGCTCACGCTTTCGGAGATCTCGCACCCATGCAGGCGCGGCTTGCGTGTCTTCTTGAGGCGGCGCGTCCTCCCCGATGGTCACAATCACATCGCTGGTATCGTCCGTAGCTTCTGCTGCCGGTGCCTTGCTGGCATTGTTCTCAGCGGGCGGTGCAGCTTGTGCGTCGGTGTCGATCAGCGTTTCAGTGGCTGTTTCATCTACTGCCTGTATCGTCATATTGCCTCATCTGCTCGCGCAATTCAAGCCGGTGCGCGGTGCCGACATCAGCGCAACCCTGCGCCGATCGCCTTGGCGGCCTCAATGGCCGTTCGTGCCTGGTCGTCCTCAATGCCTGCCAGCGTGGCGATCGCCTGCGCCTCGCTCTTGTTTGCGTCGGCCTGCGCCTTGATGGTGTTGGCCTGCGCCTGCAGAGCCTGCGCCTGCGCCTTCTCGGCCTCGGCCATCAGATAGAGCGCCTGCGGATCTTGCTGCTGCTGCTGCGCCTGCATGGCGGCCTCCATCTCGGCCCGCTCTTCGTCGGTCGGCTGCATCACGCCGATCTGCACCAGCTGCTTGCGGTAGAAGTCGCGCACATCGCCCAGCCCCTCGCCTTCGATGTTCATCAGGGCCAGCGATGTCAGCACCTTCAGATCGGCGGGGTCGGTCGTCATCTGCATCATGCCGGTGATCGATCGCAGCATGCTGTCACGGCGGCTCTGGCTGGTCGGGCCAATGTCAACCGACACGTCGAACTTGGCGCGGCTCAGATCATTGGCGTAGACAATCTCGCCGGTCTTCTCGTTGATCTTGGGCTGCATCAGGACGACGCTCGACACGTCAGACATGTCGCCGATCGCCTTCATGGCTCGGCCTTCCTCAATGTAGACTTCCTGCGCCATCGACAGCCACACTTCGCCTGCGCGGCGCATGCTCTTGGCCATGTTTGACAGGTAGATGTAGGCGTTCATGTCCAGACGGTTCTGGATCATCTCCACCGCTTTGCCGCTGATGTTCGACACCATCTTCTCGGCCTGCTGGTTGTAGCCCAGCAGTTCAGCCATGTCGGTTTCGGTCAGCTGCAGCAGGGCGGCCATTGCCGGCGGAACCTGGGGCGGCTTGGTGTAGGACATCGGCCCTGTGGCCACGATGCTGCCGTCAGCGGCTGTCAGCGGCTGTGCCAGCAAATACGGGTAGTTTTCGATGTTGTCCCGCGCCCAGTAGGTTTCCAGCCCGGCGACCTGCTCTGGCGCCAGGATCGGCTTTTCGACCGCTGACAGGCTGGCGATCTCAGCCAGCTTGGACAGCTGCATGTTCTTGAGGCGCTGGCTGTCCTTGGCCGGGCGCACCACGCCCATGCAACGCTCGACGTTGTCGATGAACCACCGCTTGCCAAACACCGGGATGATCGGGATGTGCTTNCCGGCGATGTGGCCGCAATCCTCAAGGATCCCGTTGCCGCTCATGATCAGCTTGCGAATGCAACGGGTGCGTTTGCGCCACTGCTTCGTCACCTCGCCGCCCATCGCCAGGTTCAGGCGGATGCGATCGTATTCCAGCCCCTCTGTGCCGGCCAGCGCCTCGGCGTAATCATCGGCCTCAACGTCATGGTCTTTGCCGTCCGGTGTGGTGATCCGCACCATGGGGGTGCGCTCGTCCTCGACCCGGTAATATTCTGCCACGTACACAACAGACGGCGTCGCCCAGTCGAACACCGACGCGGTGGTCATCTTGGGCCACGTCGATGGGCTGTCGTCGTACTTTGCCTCATACGCCTGGCGGGTCATGGAGTAGATCACCCAGCAGTGCTTGGCGTCGCTCTTGTCGTATCGCTTGGCGTCCAGATCCCAGAACACTGACGTGTCGGCGTCGTAGATCGGCTCGAAGCGGATGCGCTGCGTCTCAGCGTCATCGTCGTATTCATTCTCAAGGCTGGCCCGCAGGCGGAACGCGCCAAACCCGCCGGCTGTGGCCTCATCGAAGGCGTTGTCGCCCGCCTCCTCGCCGCAGCTGTCGTCCCAGTCGGCACGGAACAGGCCGTCGCAGGTGTCGGCCAGTTGGTCGGCCTCAGTGCCGTCGCGTGACACGAAGTCTACCGTGATGCGGTTGTTGCGCCACTCGGTGTAGACGCGGTTGACGGCCAACAGCGTCTTGTTGACCTCCAGGCGTGGGCGGTTCTCGAACTGCTCCCCCCACAGTCCTTCCCATTGGGCGCCGGGGATGGCGACGAAACGCCGATCGTCACGACATTGCATGCGTTCGGGCTGCAGCGCGCTGTATGTGCGGTTGTATTCCGCCAGCGCCTCGGCGTGAATCGCCGCCAGTTTTTCCGCCTTGCTGCGCGCCATTACTGCCCCGGCCTGTCTAATGTTATGTTATACCACTACACGCATTGATCGGCAGATGCAACTACCGGCGATACGCTGTCGCCACCGGCATGGGCGCAACAACGGTTGGTCGTCGCGCAGGCGCACGGCGCACGGCCTCCACGGCATAGCGCAGGGCATCGATGACGTGGTTGTCCTTGTCTTGCAGGACCGGCAGCACCTTGCCTGTCAGGTCATCGACCTTGAAGCTGTAGCTGGTCAGTTCGTCGATCGTGTGCTGGCAGCGCGGATGCACGACGATGTCGTAGCTCTTCAGCCACTCGATGCCCTCGTTGACGCTGTGCTGTCCCTTCACCGCCGGCATGATCTTGGGAAAGCCGTGCTGGCGCAGATGGCTGATGGTTTCGGGCCGGGCGCTGTCGGCCACGATCGGCCACTTCTCGGCCTCTGGGACGGTCAGGAACAGGCTGGGCGTGTCGATGATCTCGCAGCCGATCATGTAGGCTTCATGGTCAACGTAGATCGTTCGCCCGACGATATGGCAGCGCACCAGGACAGTCGGATCCACCGCGAACCCGAAATCGGCGCCGAAGCGGTGCGTTGCGTCAGCTGGGGCTTCGAAGTCCTCGACGCGCCAGTTGCGGAACACCCGCGCCTCGCTGTTGGCAACATAGCCACCCAGCCAGATGTGCGTGTACTTGTCAGGGTCGCGGCGCTGGTCGTACTCAAGCTCGGCGCGCAACACGTCTGGAAACCACGGGTTCTGCCGGTAGTTGACCTCGGACACGATCGCGTCGGGCGGCGGATACTGGCCGCGCAGCAGCACGTCGATCGGGTCGGTGGGTTCGTGCGGGTTCCATGTGAACCACAATTCGCTGGCGGGCTTGCGGATCGTTGGCCGCAGCAAGTCCAGGCTGCGCTGTGACAGGCTCTGCGCCTCTTCCACCCAAGCGCAGTCCATGCCCTCCAGCGACTTGATGCTGTCGCTGGTGTGGTTCTGCATGCCTTGGAACAAGATCAGGCCATCACCGCGACGGCTCTTGATCACGCTCTCCTGCACCTCGAAGTATGACGAGACGCCCATCGCCTCGATCTTCGTCTCCAGCAGCCGCTTGACGGATTGCGCTAGGGTCTTCTGCACCTCACGAACACACACGGTGCGCCGCTTCTGATCCATGACGTGGGCTTCNATCACCATCTCGGCAAAGGCGTGGCTTTTGCCGGATCCGCGACCACCGTAGGCGCCCTTATACCGTGATGGCCCAAGGAACGGCACCATCCAGCGCGGCGTTTCGATTCGGAGTGTCTTATTCTGCTGCATCGATCACGCGGCGCTCAATGGCCTGCACCGTCATCGCAATGGGGCTGTCAGGATCGCCGCCGACTGTCACGCGATCGCTGTATCGCTTGTCCCATTTGGCCAGCAGTTTGAGATCCGTATCGATGATCAGCTTGTCACGCTGCACGTCAGATGTGCTGTCGCCAAGGCCCCTCGCCGTCTCTCTGGCACGGCTTGCAATCACGTCGTGTCCAGCCTCACGCGCACGCGCGAAGTTGCCATCAAAGGCAGCATTTGCTCGGCGCCAATTATTGACCGCAGACATCGTCGGCATGCCTTGGTCGCGGCAGATCTGCGCCAGCGTTTCCCCTTCGGCAATGCGCTCACAGATCGCGTCCATCATCGCTGGCGTGCAAAGCGATGGCCGACCACGCGGCTGCTTGACCGCCACTGCCTTG